ATGCCTCTTTCATCTTAGCCATTTGCTTTTTGGCTTCTGCAACTAGTTTAACTTTAGTTTCCACAACGCCTTTTTTGTCTTCATGGAACTCTTTAATTTCTTTTGCAAGAGCGTTTACTACGAACTCTTCCATTTTCTTAAAGTTTTCATGAACACCTTTACGGTCAGTGTGTAACTCTTTTAACTCTTCTGATAATTTTTGCATTATGAATTCCTGCAATTTACCAGAATGTTTGCCTACGTTTTCTTTGTAAGCGATTTTTTCTTGTGCAAGTGCTTTTCTATCCTCAACAAACTTTGTGATTTCCTCAGATAATTTCTCAGTCATCATTTTGTCTATTGCTTCGATCATGTTTGCCTTGTCATGTTCATATCTTTTAGCAAACTCTTCTCTCAACTCAGCGCCTACAACTTCTTTGTTTTCTTTAATTTTCGAATCCCAAGCCTCTTGGATGCTTTTTTGTACGTCTTCAGAGATTGCTCCAGATTCTACTAATTTTGATATTGCGTCTATCATTTTATTTTAGGTCCTTTATTATGTTTGTTAAGGCATCTTTTAGATACCTCTGTGCTTTTGGGTCATTTCTAACTTCAGCCGCCAGTCCCTTTGCCATGTTACCACCCTTGGTATTCATTAGGTGTTCGTAAATTGGTGTAGGGTAAGCACCCGGCGCCGAAGGTTGGGCCACAACATCAACTGTGATGATCTCAAAGTCTGAAACTTCACCGCCACCGTATTCAGAAATGTTACCACTTCCTCTACTAGAAACGCCTAGTTTCACACCTGATTCCAACATAGTTTTGACAAGTTGACCCATCGGTGTTGGCAAAATTTTCATCTTGCCGTATCCATTTGGACCATCCATCCACATTTCGGTAATCATATGTGACACACGGTCCAAATTAATTTTTAAATCATCTGGATGATCTACTTCTCCTAGAACTGAATAACCTGATGTAATCTGATCGTTAAGTGTTTTGGTTGCTTTCGCAATTTCCTGCACTGGATAAACTCTCTGATTAGCATTCTTAATCCCACCTTGAATACAGATCCCCTTCATGTACAAATCTTTGCCGTGTTCTCCCTCGTGCAAGATCTGGACTCTGGCCTGATCGTAAGTTAGATGTTCTCTAAGATATAGTGACATTCCAAACTCCTAAAGTTCAATTACGCTTTTGCGTTTACTGGACTTTTTGCTGATTTGTCTGAACCGTCCGCTGTCATTGGCTTCATCTCTTTTTTCATTGATGTGCCTTTGTCTTTGCCTGGACTGTTTTCAAAATCACTCATTTTTTGAGCAGTTGGTGCCGGTCGACCTTTCTCATCTGCTCCACCTTTAGCGATATTATGTGTTGAACCGCCTGCACTCTTTACTTTAGAGTTTACTGGTGAACCTTTTGAGTCAGCATGATCCGAGTTGTCTGCACTTTTTTGGATTTTGTATTCATCCATTTTTTTCTTATCTTTGTGCATCGCTTCTTTTTTCATGCCTTTGTCTTTGTGCATTGCTTCTTTTTTCATGCCTTTGTCTTTATGCATGGCTTCAGTCTGCTTACTCTCAACTGGCATCTCTGGAGTTTCTGCAGGCATTTCCAAAGACTCGTCTTCTTTGTCGTCGTCATCGCCGTCTTTTTTGCCCATCATTGCTTCAAATTCTGCTTTTAGTTCGTCTAAAGCGTCTTCCAAGTCAACAACTCTGTCTTCCATGTCTTCGCCATCTTTGTCACCGTCCATGTCCATGTCTTTACCCATGTCATCAGCGGCTTTATCACCGTCCATGTCCATCTCTTTAGCGCCTTCTTCGTCTGCACTGATGTCTTTTACTAATTCATCAGTAGCGTCGCCGCCAACTTCTTCGATAGACTCTTCGTCTGATTGTTCTGATTGCTCTGACTCTGTAGCTTCGTCTTCTATTTCTACAACTTCGTCAACTTGTTCGTCTTTAGTTTCTTCTGAAGTTTCTTTTACTTCTTCGTCTTTAGATTCTTCAGCAGTTTCTTCTACTGTTTCATCTTCTGAAGTTTCAGCAACTTCATCTTCTTTCATGTCTTTTTTATCTTTTTTATCATGCATAGCTTCAGTTGTTGTTTCTGAATCTGCAAGATTTTCATAGATGTCTCTAGACTTTTCTACAACGATCTCGTGGAATAATGCTTCCGCTTTGTCTTGTTCTTCGTTGATTAAAAGTTCTAGTAATTGTTCAAACTTATTCATTACACGTGCTCCTTTTAAAACGTTCGATTTGTACTTATAAGTGTTATTATTTACTATAAAACGTTAAAAACGGTGCGATTAATGGCGCAAAAAGGCGTCTTTTGCTATTTGACTAATTTAATGTTGAATTTGTCGATAAATTCATCAATATTGATGTGTGTGAGATTATCATTCCAGTCAAGATCTTTTGGTTGGAACCATCCTTTAGGTATCACACGGTAGAATTTTACGTTTTTGAAGTCTGACAAACAACGTTTTGTTTGATTCATCCAATTCCCATAGAAAGTAGCATCGTCTTTTGACCTTTTGTAGTTCCTACTATCTTTAAAAATGTTGTTGAACTTAAATCTGTTTCCTTTATCTTGAATAGAATGCCCTTGATAATCAAAACCAAGCATGTATACCTCGGTATGGCCATGGTTTAAAGCCATTCTAAGTGCAGTTGGTCCGCTTGACCAACCCAGGCTGGGCTTGAACCATTGTACATGGCTTAGTATTTTTTCGTGCTTGTTGTACTGAGCATTGAAATTAGACCATACTGAATGGTTGACCATGTAATCACCTTCACCGATTTCCAATAACATTTTTGGATCTACTGCTATCAAATAGTCGGGAGTCTCGGTTCTGTACACGCCGTTACATGCATAAACCTTACCATGCGTCTGCATGTCGGCTATTTTTATGCCCTTACGTGATTCACCGTTACCTAGTACAAATGCTGTTGCTGACATTATAACTGTAAATTATCGTCAGTTGCGGGTTGTCCATACATTTTTTGGACAAATTTTGCTTCTTCCTTCTGTTGATCCTCGTGTGCTTCGGAGGCTAATCTCATTTCGTTGATGTCTTTTAGTGTGAGGCGTGTTTTTCTGGTGTCATCCTTGTCCAAAACAGATATGTCGTTGTTAGGCTCGTAGTTTTTGTCTTGCTCAAAGCCGTCTTGACTGTATGTGAAGAATTCCATTAGTTTCATAACCGTATTTAACCTTAAACCTGTCCTCCGCCACCGGTTCCGCCTGGCACTGTGCCACCACCCCCTGGTGTTTGTCCAGGTGTTCCTGTACCACCAGCCTCGGGTGCCGGTGAATCTGGAGCCGCTGTAGGCTCAGCAAATTGGTCTAGATCACTAGTGATGCCAGCCTGTGTGACTCCGGCTGTACGTAATTGGTTTACTTTTGTTTTTTTGCTCTGTGGCACGTTATTTTCTTCGGCCCAGAGATCAGAATTTCGTGCCATTTCTTCTTCGGTCAAACCTAAGAAACGTTTCAACGCAAATCTTTTACTCATGTAAGGCAGTTCTGCCACCTGTGTGAATGATTGAATACGTTGTTGATCCATTTCAGTCTGTCTGTATTGTGCAAAGTTTTGAGGTGGATTCAATTTCAATTCAAACATACCGTTGTCAATGTTGTAACCTTTAGATTTTATCCATAATTTGAATTCTTCGTCAAAAGTTGGATTCAACATGCTTTGCAGTCTTGCACAATATTTGTTGAATCTTAGTTCTTGAATGTATGCTGTACCAACTCTACCATCATTGTATTGTTGTTGTGAGTCATCTGGACCAGTTGGCAAGTAAGAACTTGGTATTCTTAGACCTCTAAACAATTTGTTTGTAAAAAATTTGAGATCATCTATCTCGCCTAGGTTGGTTCCACCTGGTAGTGTGTCCACTTTAGATCCTCTGCCTTCTGCTGTCTGCGGGAAGAAGTAGTCTTCGTTTATACTCATTGGATTATATGTGGCATCAATGTAGTTGACTCCGCCTGATGTGCTTGGAATCCTTCTCTGATTTATCTCGTTTTTGACTCGCTCAACAAATTGCATGGCCAAGTGTGTGGGCATGTTACCTACGTCGATGTAAAACACTCTTCTTTCAGGAGCTCTCTGCACCCTGTAGATTATGATTGCATCTTCCAATAATTCTTTCTGTTTGTAAACTTTGAAAACTTGTTCCAACACAGATTGTCCAAATGGAAATAGGTTGTCCATACCATCACTCATGCTCATGTGTACCACATGTTCTGCGTTTATGTTGTATGCATTCATAGTTCTGTAGAATCTTCCGCCCTGTGCCTGTGCAAATCCTGTCATGTTGTTAGTCGCACCTGCGTTTGCGTAGCTGGATCCATATGCCGCTGTACCACCACCTGTTGTACCACCGCCACCGTATGTTTGATTTGGTGTAATCTGTGTTGCACTCAATCTCTGTAGGTTTGGATTGATATCTCTTATGACATATTGTTCAGGTTTCTTGCCTTCTGATTCGTTAACAATGACCCTGTCGACTTTTGCGTTGTCAATGAACAGCCATTTGTAAGTTTCAGGATCTCTCACGAAGAAACAATCTCCGTATTTCAGTGCGTTTCTAAATATTCTAAAAATTCTTTTTGTAAGTTGGTTGGATCTGGTCCATTGTTGCAGTGCTTTCTTCAGTAGTTTTACTTCATGCTCTGTTGTCTCATCTTTAAACACAATGTCAAAAGGAGTTTCGTTCTCTTGGTTCTTTTGTGTTGAAAATTCTGCAAGTATGTCTAGCGCCGCATTGATCTCGGAATCCGAATCCATCTGATCATACTGGAAATACCTCTGTATCCTGTTCGGATGCCCTGTGTAAACATCTGGCAGATAAGAACTGTAATTTCTCTTTGCGAAATTGGGAACTTTCTCGCCTGATATTGGCGATAAATTTGCGTCTTTAAAATACTTTTTCCAAGCCATACTTTATATTACAATCTTTCTGTCAAATCTGCAACCTTAAACTATACCCAATTGATTCCTATCTTTTCTTGCTGAGGTCTCCACTGCTCTCAAGGATCTTGTTTCAACCGCTACAAGCGTATTTACGCCGTTTACCATGGAAGTAAGCGTTTTGTTTGCGGCATTTAATTCGTTTACCATGGATGTCATTTTAGTTTCTAACGCTTCTGTGTCAAAAGTATCCTTTAGAGAAGCATTCGATGTCACGGTCGAATTACTACCTGTTGTAACTATTTCCGGTCCGCCTTCACCCACCAAGTGTGGAACTCCACCTTGCATAGATCCACCGAACTGCCGACCACTGATCATGCTTCCGACCGCACCGCCTGCCATTCCTCCTAGTGCCGCACCTAATGGGCCACCAAAAATGGCCCCTGCACCAGTACCCAACAATGTCAATATGGAAGACAAATTGTTGGAAGGATCGTCATCAAGTAAACCTTTAACAGCACTGAAGGCTCCTATTCCTGCTCCAATACCTCCCCCTACTCTTAATGCCTTGGCACCTATGCCTGCTCCGCCTTGTCCGAATCCGCCAAATGCTCCTCCGAAACTGCCTTTGGCTCCCGACAACATTTTTCCAATACCCATTTTTTGGTTGGCCGCCAATGTTCCTCCGTACACCGCGGCAAAAGTTGGAGCAGTGTCTTTCAACAATGCCAAGCCACCTTGCAATAATTTTGAAACACCAAACAATGATGCGGCTATGCCACCTGGTAAGCCAAGTATCACTTTGGACAGGCCTGATAGTCCGCTGTTGATCATACCTGTTGTGCCTCCAATGACATCTCCTGCAAATGCCAGTGCCGCCGTTTCTAGGCTTTGTGTTGCGGCCCCCACTCTTTTACTTGCGTCTTCGAATTGTGTTAGTCCGGTTGTCAATCTTTCTGCCGTGACACCTTGCTCTTCGAGAACTGCGCCTACATCCACTAGTCTGTTTCTCAACTCGAGGAAGCCACCCTGTAATCTGGTGAAATTAACCAATCCTGTTACTGTGGCAGATGAAAATCTTTCCACACTGTCACTAGAAATGTTTCTGACCTGTGCCAAGGCCTGTTCGGTGGTCAGCTGTCCACTTATTAGACTACGTATCACTCCCCTAAGTTGCGGAGCATTCTGTACCAATTCTATTGCCGCCTCGGTGACCGGTCTACCTGAATTGGCAATCAGGTCCTGAAAGCCTTCCGACAGCTGTGGCGCCAGTGAACCTATTGTGCCTGCGAACAGATCTAAACGTTGCCTGGTTGCATCAGTTGAATTTTGTAGGAATACCTGGAATCTTTCGTTGCTCTGAGCAGATTCAATTTGTTTTGCAAGTTCGCTCCTTTGTGTACCTGTTAGTTTTGCCAATCTGTCCAGCTGTTTTCCAAAACTTATCGCACTGTCTATGTTGAATTGTGTTGCCTCTCGATCAAATGTGTTTGTTCTTCTCTGTCTATCTAAATTTAAAAGTAGTGTTTCGTTTATTTCGTCAACGGTGAATCCCAATGTCGATAGTTGTGGAATGGCTTCTGTCCTTAAAGAGTTTCCTAGTCCGGCAATGAAGTTTGCACCTTGTGTTGTTGATCCTGCAAGTGCCGCCAGTGTTTGTGAGTTGGAAGCAATTAGTGATGCAAAGTCGTCGAGCGGTAGTGCCGCATTGCCCGCCGCTGTCCTTAATGCAATAATTGATTGCCCAAAGTTGGCGCCTGTCTGAGACAACTGCCTAAACATTTCAATATTTGTGTCCAGGAGTTTTCCTGTGCCTGCTATTGTGTCACCGATCAGCCCAAATTTTCCTGAGACCACATCAGTGAACGAACTTATTGTGCCCTCGCCTCTGTAAAGTGCTTTACCAAATCCAACAGTGGCATCCGCACCGTCGCGTATCGATTTACCTAGTTCGGTTAATCTGTCGTTTACTCTCTGTAAGTTGGCTATGTTATCTTTTTGATGCTGTGACAGATCTTTGTTGTTTTTAACAAGATCTTTGAGTTGTGTATTAGTAAGTTTGGTAAGTTTTATTCCTTCTTCGGTTTTTACAAATTCTTCAGTACGTTGTCTACGCTCTTGAGCTGTTTTGGCACTTTTGGTTGCGTTGGCCAACGCCTCCCCTAATTGCCTTATGTCTTCTGTTGTAAAATCCGCCATACGGTTTTAAATCCTATCATTTTATACGCATATAAATATTGACATACATACGTGTTCGTAGTATATTTATAAATGGAAAAAATGAAAGAAAATACCAATCCTTTAAACAAGTACTTTAGACAAGCCACGGTCTATATTAAATTGCCTTCGGGTCTAGAATATCCTCAGTCAGTAATTGAAAAATCACAGACCGGAGAACTAGCAGTCCAACCCATGACAGCAATGGATGAAATCAAGTTTAAGACTCCGGATGCTCTAATGAATGGACAGGGAGTAGTGGATGTGATCCAAAGTTGCATACCGCAGATCAAGGACGCTTGGCAAATAGTAAGTTATGATATCGATGCTATATTTTTGGCAATAAGGATAGCCACATACGGCGAAACAATGGACATATCATACAATGTACCAGGCACAGTAGAAAAAAGACAATATTCTATAAATTTACCTGCATTTCTGGACAACATCAATAATCAAAAAATTGAACATTCTTTCAAGATAAATGATTTAACTTTTCATGTATCTCCGTTGACATACCGAGACATGAATCTTGTAAGTCTCGAAACTTTTCAACAACAGAAAATCTACGCCAGCCTTAGAACCAGCGACATCAACGATGAGGACAAAGTCAAAACATTTGATGAAAGTTTTAAAAAGATGAACGATCTAACACAAGAAATACTGCTAAAAAATATCAGCAAGATTGACACAGGCACTGACACCGTTAGCAATCCTGCACACATATCTGAATTTCTTAAAAACGGTGATGCAAAACTTGTTTCACAGATACAAGAAAATCTTGCAAGGCTGAGACTGCAGGGATCTGCACCTCCGGTGCAAATGAAATCCACAGAAGAGGACATCAAAAAAGGAGCACCAGCTTCTTATGAAGTTCCGGTGACATTCGATACTGCAAATTTTTTCGTCTAACCTTGCTGTCACAAAATGATTCTGACATTATCAAAACATTGAAAACGATGGACGGACAAGCACAAGAAATACGTCATGAACTGCTAAAGATATGCTGGTACATGAGGGGCGGGGTAACATTCGAGGAATCGGCGGCCCTAAGTCCACAAGAC